CTCGTTTTCCACCCGCCCATCTTCCCCCGTCCGGGGACCCTTCTCATGCACTAGGAGCTGTGTGGCCCTTGGCGGACCGAATGTCTTCCCATCGTCTAAGGACTGGCTGGGGCTCACCCGGGAGCTAGTCGCCGGGACGGGCCTGATGCCGGGCTCCGCACCCGGCATCGCGGGGTCCCCGTCGACCATCCCGCTGGACAAGTCCTCCTTCGAGAGCGAGGACACGCCGCACTGGCTGCCCGACGAGGCGATCCGCGGGTCGATGGCGAAGACGTTCAGCATGATCCTCGGCCCCGAGGACGCGACGTTCAGCTACGGCGGCCCGGCGTTCCTGGACGTTGAGGGGTATTTCCTCGACAACGCGTTCGGGGACCTCAGCAGCACCTACTCGGGGTCGTTCGCCGGCACCACCACCACGGTCGCCGCCTACGCCGTCGGCGGGACGACGGCGACGGTGGCGGCGGGGGGCTCGTTCACCTCCGGCGGGTACGCGCAGTTCGGCACCACCGCGACCGCCGAGGTGGTCGCCCTGACGAACGTCGCCGGGTCGGTGCTGACGTTCGCGAACACGCCGCTGCGGTTCGCGCAGGGCTCCGGCGTCACCGTGTACGCGATCGGGACCGCGATCACGAACCCGTTCACCCACACGTTCAACATCCTCCAGTCGGCGCAGGGCTACGGGGGGGCTCTCGGGGCCCAGCCGCCCACCCACACGTGGGGCGACTACCTCGGGCCCATGACGGGCGAGGGGTCCGGCGACGTCACGAACGCCTACGGCATGCGCCTCTACCCCGGCGCGTGCGTGGCGCAGATCGACTTCACGGGCAACAGCGAGCAGCTGCTCCAGTGCAAGGTGACCGGGACGTCCTGGCCGTCGGTGCCGGCCGGCACCGCGCCGACGAACGTCGTGTCCGCCGTGGTGCCGGTCGCGAATTGGAGGTCCACGGTCGAGACCGGCCTCCCCGGGTCCGCGGCCACCCTCGGGTCCGTGCCGACGGTCGGCGAGTGGATGGTGTCGATCAAGCGGGAGCTGCAGGTCTACTTCACCGACCAGGGCGTCCAGACGCCGTTCATCATCGCCCGCGGGCCGCTCGACGCGACCGGGACGCTGAACTACACGGTGCCCAGCGACGAGACGCCGCTGGAGCAGATGCTCCTCAACGTGCAGCCGTCCGTGCAGATCGCGATCAACAACGGTCAGGCGGGCACCTCGCTGACCTACCTCGGGCTCACCCTCGGGCTGCACCAGGCGGCCTTCACGAAGGTCAAGCCGACCCGGTCCTCCGTGCTAGTCGGCTACGACGCCGAGTACACGGCGGTGGCCAACTCGGTGAACTCGGGCGGCTCCGGGGGCCTCGGGCCGATCACGGCCACCCTGGTCAACGCAATTCCGACATATTAGGCAAATCAGACATGAAAGGCGTGGTCAGTGCTCGTTGACCTCCCGTCCGGCGGCTCCATTGAGCTGCGCGACTCCCTAGTCGCGAAAGACAAGTTCAGCGTCCAGAACAGCATCAAGTTCAAGGTCAAGGACGGCAAAGAGCAGGAGGTGTCGGGCGGCATCACCAACGACATGCGCAACGCCCTCCTCGCCGGGCTCATCACCGACTGGACCCTCGACGCCCCCCTCCCGTCGAAGGACATGAAGGCCGGCATGGCCGCGATCGACAACATGGACATCGACGACTACAACGCGCTGCAGGAAGCCGTCGAGCCGCTGCTGGAGAAGGTGAGCTTCCGCCCAAATCGCGAGACGCCATCCGACTCCGAGGGATCTTCCTAAGCGCCGGCAAGCAGGACCTCCCCCTCCCGGATGACATGCCCGCCGGCACCCTCGAGAAGGAGATGTTCGCCGAGGCCTACGGGTGGAGCGAGCAGCAGACGGAGAACGCCTCCCTCGACGCCCTCGCCTGGTACCCGCTGATCCGCGAGGCCAGGCACCACGCCATCGAGGTCGAGCAGAAGCAGCAGGCCAGCCAGAACCGCGCCAGGCATTAAGGGGGCGCGCGATGGCAGGGATCGACGACGCCATCGCGAAACTCCGGGCGTTCCGAGCCAGGACCCCCGCCATCGCGGACCTCGCCGCGACCGCGATGGCCGCCGTCGCGATGCGGGAGGTGCAGCGGCAGCTCGGCCTCACCGAGCACTCCCTCGGCACCCCCACCCCGTCCGCCCCCGGGGAGCCCCCGTCGCTCGTCACCGGGCAGCTCCGTCGGTCGGTGGTGATGATCCCGAAGGGGAGGGCGCACGTCCAGGTCGGCGCGACCACCGTCTACGCGCGGATCCAGGAGCTCGGCGGCGACGCCGGTCGCGATCACTCCGCCCACCTGCCGCCGCGCCCCTACCTCGCCCCGGCCCTGAGGAAGCTCGCCGAGTCCGGGGACCTGACGAAGGCGGCGGCGAAGGTCATCCGCGCCGCCATGGAGGCGTGAGGTGGCCGAGGGCTTCCTCCCCCCTGCCGTCCTGGACATCATCGTCAACGCCGCCGAGGCGAAAACGGGCTCGGACGAGGCGATCGGGTCCTTCGAGGCCGTGCGCGACGCGATGCAGGAGGTCGCCGACACCGCCGCGGAGATGAGCGCCGGGATGGGCGAGGCGGCGGCGGGGGTCGCCGACGCGGTCACCACCGCATCCGACGCCGTGGTCGCGGGCCAGGACGCCATGGCCGACGGCGCGCAGGCCGCCGCCGCCGCGGTGGCGGGCGCAGGCGAGGCCATCGGCGCCTCCGCCGAGGCCATGGCCGGCACGGTCGCGGCGGCGTCGGCGGAGGCCGGCGCGGCCATCGAGACCGTGGCGGACCGCATCGCCGCCGCGGCCCAGGCCAGCGTCCTGTCCACTGAGCCGTTCGCCGCCTACAACGAGGGCCTGCTGGCCGCGGCCGGCTCGGCGGGCGACCTGGCGCTCGCCCAGGCGGAGCTGAAGGCCTCCAGCGCGGAGGTGAAGGCCGCGGTCGCCGACCTGGCCGCGACCCAGCTGACGGCGGGCAAGGACTCCGACGAGTACGCGGCGCAGCTGAACGTGGTGGCGGACGCGATGCTGCGGGAGCAGGACGCCGCCTACCAGCTGCGGAACGCCCAGTTCGCCGCGGCCGACGCGACGTCCGCCGCCGGCGGGCAGGCCGACGCGGCGGCCGGGCAGATCGCCGCGCTCGGCGGCGCCGAGACCGAGATGGGCGCGAAGGCCGCCGCCGCCGGCGACGAGGCGGAGTCCGCCGGCGGCAAGGCGTCCAAGGGCCTGAAGCTGTGGGGCCTCGCGGCCCTCGCCGGGGTCGCCATCAGCGTGAAGATGGCCGGCGACTTCCAGCAGTCCATGACGCGCCTCGTCACGTCCGCCGGGGAGACGCAGGGCAACCTGGCGACGGTCAGCCAGGGCATCCTCGGCATGTCGTCGGCCACCGACACCAGCACCTCCCAGCTGGCCAGCGGCATGTACATGGTCGAGAGCGCGGGCATTCACGGCGCGTCCGGCCTGGCCGTCCTGAAGGCGTCGGCGGAGGGCGCGCAGGCGGAGGGCGCGAGCCTGTCCGACGTCACCAACGCCATGACCAGCGCGATCAACGCGTACGGGATGAAGGCGAAGACGACCGCCGAGGCGCAGAAGTCCGCGAACTCGGTCATGAACGAGATGCTGCAGATCGTCGGCCAGGGCAAGATGACGATGCAGGACCTGGCCAGCTCGCTGAGCACCGTCCTGCCGGTCGCCGCCTCGTACAAGATCTCCCTCGCCCAGGTCGGCGGCGCGCTCGCCACGATGACGTCGATGGGCGTGTCGGCGAGGCAGGGCACGCAGGACCTCGCGAGCACCATCCGCAGCCTCGGCAACCCGACCGGCGTGGCGGTCACCGAGATGGGCAACCTCGGCGTCTCGTCGGTGAAGGTCCAGAAGATGCTCGGCAAGGTCGGGCTCACCGGCACCATCGGCTTCCTGGCGGAGACGGTCAAGAACAAGATGGGGCCGTCCGGCCTCGTCGCGTTCAACGCGTTCAACCAGTCGGCGAGCGCCGCCTCGGACGCGGAAATCATGCTCAAGAAGCTGCCCCCCTCGATCCAGGGCATCTCCAAGGCCTATCTCGACGGCAAGACCAGCTACACGACCTGGTACAACGCGACCAAGGGCGTGGGCCTGCAGGCGAAGACCCTCGCCGACCAGTTCGCGTCGACCGCGAGCAAGGCCCACGGGTTCAACTCGATGCTGACCGCCGGCAACCCGGCCGTGCAGACGTTCTCCGGGGCCATGAGCAAGATGCTCGGCGGCGCGACCGGGATGAACGTGGCCCTGATGCTGACCGGCGACCATGCCAGGACGTTCAACGACAACGTCAAGGCGATCGCCGGGTCGGCGAAGAGCACGGGCGCCAACATCAACAACTGGGCGCTGATCCAGAAGAACTTCAACTTCCAGCTCGGGTCGGCGGAGAAGGCCGTCCAGGCGATGGCGATCTCGTTCGGGAACGCCCTCCTCCCTGCGGCGACCGCGGTCATGCACGCCCTGGCCTCGTTCGGGACCTGGCTGTCCGCCCACACGGCCGCGTGCAAGGCCCTCGCGATCGTCGTCGGGGTCCTGCTGGCCGGGGCATTGGCGCACGGGCTGACGTCGGCCCTGAAGACCGCGGCGGGCGGGTTCAAGGACCTGGCCGGCGGGGTCAAGGGGGCCGTCGGGTTCTTCCGCGGCGCGGAGGGCGAGGCGTCCCGGTTCGGCAAGATCATGACCGGGGTCGGGAACGCCGCGAAGTCGGCCGGGTCGGTCGTGGCGAAGGCCTGGTCGGGGACGATGAGCGGGCTGTCGTCAGCCTGGTCCGGGATCTCCCGCGCAGCCTCCTCGGCAGGCTCGGCGGTCGCCAAGGCCTGGTCCTCGTCCATGTCGGCGATCAGCAGCGCCTTGTCGTCGGCCTGGTCGGGGATCACCTCCGCGCTGAGCAGCGCCTGGTCCGGGATCACGAGCATGGCGTCGTCGGCGGGATCGGCGATCGCGAGCGCCTGGTCGACGTCGATGTCGGCGATCGCCTCGGCCGCGACGGCGGCCTGGTCCGGGATCGTCTCCGGGCTGTCGTCGGTAGGCGGGGCTCTCGCCGGCGCGGCCTCGTCGGTGGCGGAGTTCGCGGCGGGGGTGGCGTCCCAGCTCGCCGAGGCGGCGTCCGCGACGGTCGCGTGGATCGCCGAGCAGTCGGCCGCCGCGGCGACGTTCATCGCCGAGAACATCGCCATGGCCGCCTCCGCCACGATCGCGTTCATCGCCGAGAACGCCGCCACCCTCGGCCTCGTCGCCGGGATCGCGCTGCTCATCGGGGCGATCATCTTCCTGGCCACCCACTGGAAGACGGTCTGGCACGACATCACCGCCGTGATCGACGACGCGGTCAGCTTCATCAAGGCCCACTGGATGCTGATCGTCGAGATCCTCACCGGCACCCTGCTGATCGCGATGGTGGTCAAGTACTGGGCGGACATCAAGCACGCGGTCCTGTCCGCGGTCGACGACGTGATCGACTTCGTGAAGGCGCACTGGCAGCTGATCCTGTCGATCATCACCGGCCCGCTGATGGCGGTCACCCTGTTCGTGATCGACCACTGGCACCAGATCGAGTCGATTTTCAGCGAGGGCGTCTCAGCCGTCATCGGGTTCGTCGAGAAGCTGCCGGGGCGGATCATCTCGCTGTTCGCCTCCGCCGGGTCGTGGCTGCTGTCGGCCGGCAAGGCGGTCGTCGAGGGCCTCATCCACGGCATTGGGTCGATGGCGGGCGCGGCGCTGCATGAAGTCGAGCACCTGGGCGACGACGTCAAGGGCGCGTTCATGGGCGCGATCCACGCCCTGTCGCCGTCTAGGGACTTCGCGGACATGGGCGGCATGATCACCGCCGGGCTGGCCCTCGGCATCACCTCGACCGGGGGGCAGGCGATCGGGACCGCCCGGCGCCTCGGGGCAGACGTGATCTCCGGCGCCAAGTCCGCCCTCGGGATCTCCTCGCCGAGCAAGGAGTTCGCCGCTCTCGGCGAGCAGATCACCGCCGGCCTGGCGCTGGGCATCAACTCGACCAGGCAGCAGGCGATCGACGAGTCCCGGTTCCTCGCCCAGCAGGTCGCCGCGGCGTTCTCGGCCGGCGCGATCACCTCCTCCGAGGAGAAGGACCTCCGCAAGAGCCTGTCGGAGGCGCTCGGCACCGCCCTGAAGGGCGGCGTGCAGGACGCCCTCGCCAAGGGCACCACCCATCAGATCGGCGCGGCCACGATCAAGCTCCTGAAGACGATCTGGGACACCGCGGCGGGCGGCTTCGTCGACCGGTCGTTCGCGTCCGGGCTGGCCGAGTGGGTCAAGGCCGACAACGCCCGCCTGCAGGCCCTCGCCGTGAAGCGGAACGCGATCGCGAAGGAGATCACCGCCGCGAAGGCGCTCGCCTCGGGCACCGCGTCGGCGGCGGAGTCCTCCTATGACCTGAGCTCCGCGGCGACGAACTCCAGCGGGACCGCCAACACCGCGGCGCAGGTCATCTCGACCCTGCAGGGAGACGTCGCGCAGATCCGCTCGTTCGCCTCCAACATCCGCAAGCTCGCCCGGATGGGGCTGAACAAGTCCTACCTGTCGCAGCTGATCTCGATGGGGCCGGCCAGCGGGGGCGCGCTCGCCGCCGAGCTCGCCTCCTCCGGCCTGGGGGACATCAGGCAGATCAACACGGCCGAGTCGGCGATCACCGCCGCGTCCAACGGGCTCGGCGACGCCGCGGTCAGCGCCATGTACACCGCGGGGAAGCAGTCCGGGGCCGGGTTCCTCGCCGGCCTGAAGGCGCAGGAGAAGGCGATCGACGCCGTGATGGCGAGCATCGCCGCGACGATGGTGGCGAGGATCCGCAAGGACCTCGGGATCTCCTCCCCGTCGAAGGTGTTCTTCGCCCACGGGCAGGCCATCGCGCAGGGCCTGGCGCTCGGCATCGCGTCCGGGGTGGGGCAGGTGTCGCGGGCGGTGGGCGGGCTGGTCGCCGCTACGTCGCTCGCGGGGACGCGGAGCGCGTCGGCGGCGGGCGCGCTGAACCCGGCGGGGGGCGGTGCGGTCGTGGACCTGCACCTGAACCTGAGCGTCATCGGCGAGGTCGACAAGCAGAAGCTGCTGACGGTTACCAAGCAGGCCACCTACCGGTACAACGTGCGGAACTCCGGGTCCGTGACCGGCATCCTGAAGCCGGGCGCCTGACGCCGGATGGGGGGCTAGCGGCCGATGCCCTCCTTCAGCGCGGTCCCCGGCGCGTCATCGCCGGGCGCGATCGTCCCGGGCTCGCCCGGGTCGGCGGGGTCGGCCGTCACAGGCCTGTCCCTGGTCAAGGTCACCCCCTCGGGCTTCATGGCTTTCCCGCCGACGGACACCGGGCCGTGGTCGCAGCCGATCGGCAACGCCGAGGGCAACATGCTGCTGGCCGTGGGCGCGTGGAACACCAGCCCGCAGGCCGGGTACACGGGGATCGTCCCGGCGTCCTCGGTGGCCGACTCGCAGGGGAACTGGTGGCGGCTCGCGGCCGACTCCGGGTCCGCCTCCCCCGCCGCCCGGTGCGCGGCGTGGGTGTGCGACTCCGCGCTCTCGGTGCCGGACACAGGCTGGTGGTCGTTCGCGCTGCAGGGGTACGCCGCGGGGGCGTGCTGGGCGGTCGCGGAGTTCTCCGGCGCCCCGTCCGGGTGGGAGCCCGAGATCGACTTCGCGATCTCGGCGAGCACGGGCGCCTCGGGGTCCGGGACCGCCCTCACCCTGACGGGCGCGGCCGGGCAGGCGGACTGGTGCTTCGCGCTCGCGTGCGCCGCCGGGCCGGCCGCGGTCGTCGGCGTCCCGGGCGGGTCCTGGGCCGAGATCGCCAGCGGCGGCGGGGGCGGGGGGGCGGCCTCGATCGGCGCGGTCGCCGCATGGCAGGCGGTCGGCTCCGCGTCCACGGTGTCGGTCACGTTCCCGGTCGCCGACGGCCCCGCGCCGCTGGCCGGGGTGCTGGTCGCGCTGTCGCAGGCGTCCTACCCGCCGGCGCAGAGCAACCCGAGCTTCCCCGCCGTCCGGGTCGAGGCGGCGCTCGGGGCGGACGGCGGCAGCCCGTCGCAGGCGCTGACGGAGGCCGACTGGACCGACATGACGTCCAGGGCCATCGCGAAGGAGGGCGTCGCCGGGATCACCGCCACCCGCGGGCGGGAGTACGAGCTCGCCGAGCCCGAGGCCGGCGTCCTCGACATCCTCCTCAACAACGTCGACGGCGCGTTCGACCCGCAGTGGCCCGGCTCGCCGTACTACAGCAACGCGATCAACCAGAACATGTCGTTCCAGCTCACGACCGCCCCCTGGGTCGCGACCGCCTCCTCCGGGGCCGCGAGCGCCGGCGTCGGCCTGTCAGCGGCCCACGTCTTCGCCACCGGGCTGAACGCGGTCCCGCAGTACTCCGCCGAGCTGACAGTCGGCGCGGGCACGGCCGTGAACCCGGGCCTGCTGAGCGAGGCCATCCCGGTCAGCGTCAACTCCCCGTACACGGGCGCCCCCTGGTACTACATCGCATCGGGCACGGCGGTCGCGCAGACCGTCATCGACTGGTACGGCACCTCCGGCACCCTGATCTCCGGCTCCAGCAGCAGCCTCACCCCGCTGAGCGCGGGGACGTGGACGCAGGCGGCGCTGACCGCCGACCCCCCGGCCGGGGCCGCCACCGCGCGCCTGATACCGCAGCTGTTCGGCACGTACGCCTCCGTCTCCTGCTGGATCGCCGAGGCGGCGCTGGCGGAGGGGACCGCGGTCTCGACGGGCCTGGTCGCCCTCGGCACCCCCGTGCGGGTCAGCGCCTACTGGGAGGGGCGGCGGTACCCGGTCGGCTACGGCTACGCCGAGAGATGGCCGCAGGACTGGCCCGACATGCCCCAGTGGGGGTTCAGCCCGCTGGTCTGCACCGACGCGGCCGGGGCGGCGGCGTCGGCGAACATCCCGTCGGCGGTGCAGGGCGAGATCCTGGCCGACAACGCCTACGTGTCCCTCCCGTTCAACGACCAGTACACCTCGAGCACGAACACGACCGACGGCCCGCAGCTGTCGGCGATCTCCGCCTCCGGCCTGATCGCGGTCAACACGTCCCGGGTCAACCAGCAGTCGGCGGTCTACATCGGCGGCGCCGGGGGGATCGCCACCGGGCAGTCCCTGTCGTTCCTCGGCGACTCCGGGACCGGGATGGGCGCGTCGTCGCTCGGCTCGGTCGTCACGACGAACGTCCGCGGGTCGGGCGCGGTGTACGGGCCTGACCCGGGGCTCCCCGTCCTGTCGGCGGACGGCGGCGCGAGCTTCGAGTTCTGGGTCACGATGCCGGCCGCCGACAACGCGTCGTCGCAGTACCTGTTCCCGATGCTGCAGCTGTTCGGGGAGCCTTACATCGGGTCGATCTCGCCTGCGGACCAGGCGCCGGGCTGGGTCGCCGCCGCCGGGGTGTGCCTGCCCGCCACCTCCGGGAGCCCGGAGCCGTTCCTCTGGCAGTCGTCGTTCGCCGGGGCCCAGACCGGCTCGTCCGCCGTCCTCCCGTTCGGCGGCCTCAACCACGTGGTCGTCACCGTCGCGCCGGGCGGCGCCACCCTGGTGTACGTCAACGGGGCGATCGCCTTCGACCTCGGCGAGGCGGGCATGCTGCAGGGGCCGCTGACGGCGGTCACGTTCGGCCAGGCGCCCTACTCCTACGGGCAGGCATGGCCGCTGTGGAACTACGGTCTCGCCTACGGGTCCGTGTACGCCTACGAGCTCCCCTCCTGGCGGGTCCTCGACCACTGGGTGTCCGGGTCCGCCGGCATGGCGGGGGACTCCTTCGCCACCCGGGCGGGCCGCTACCTGAACTGGGGGAACCTGGGCCTCAACCCGGCGGGGCCGGGGTCGGTCCCTGACGCGATGCAGCTCGGGGCCGCCTACGACACCGACGGGAGCTCGCTGGCGAGCGCCCTGAACGCCGACGCCCAGTCAAGCGGCGGGCAGTGGCGGGCGAGCGCGAACGGGAACCTCGTCATCGTCCCCCGCCCCGCGACTTACGGGCTCCCCTCGACGGTGACGTTCGGCGACGACCCGGCCCTCGGGGAGATCCCGTTCACCGTCGGCGACCTCGACTACGACAACACGTACTTGAAGAACGTGGTGCAGTCGACGCTGACGCAGGGGCCGAACACGCTCATCGCCCCGGTCGAGAAGAGCCTTCCCTCCGAGGCCCGGTACGGGGCGCGCGGGCCGCTGACGCTCAGCGTGTCCGGGCAGTCCGCGCAGGACGCCTATGACGCGGCGTCGTGGAACCTGAACGCCTACGCGCAGCCGCAGATGCGGGTCCGGGAGATCACGGTCGACGCGGCGGGCTACCCGGCGGCGCTGACCGCGGTCCTGGGCACGGACATCGGGGCGGTCGCCACCGTCAACCGCCGGCCGATCGGCGGGGCCCCCTACTCGCTGCCGGTGACCGCCGAGCAGGTGTCGCACTCCATCGGCCCCGGCCTGTGGAAGACCACCTACCAGCTGTCCCCCTACGTGCAGGAGGCGTCCGTGCTGCAGGCGGACGTCAGCGGGCAGAACACGCTCGGCGACAGCACCCTGGCCTGGTTATGCCGCTGCCCCCCGTCGCGTTCCCCGGCACCGCCCCGCCCACGGCGAAGCTCCTCAACACCAGCCTGTACACCTTCACCCCCGGCGACCAGTTCACCCCGAACGGGATCCTGTTCGCCTGCACGAGGCCCCTGCTGGTCGAGGGGCTCATCGGCACCGCGCTGGCCCAGCCGTCCAGCACGGCCGGGACCTGGCACGCGATCACCGGCAGCGGGGACTGGAAGAACTACTTCGACTCCGCCGCCCTGTACGGGGGCGGGGCGGACACCCAGTGGAGCACGGCGGCCGGGACGATGAACCCCGCGGTGCCCGGGTCTGACGGCAGCAGCGACGACCCGGCGGGCGGCGTCTACCTCGCCTGGGGGTTCACGGGGTTCAGCGCCACGACCCACGCGGGCGGGTCCGGGGCGGGCATCGGCGAGAACGGCACCGTCGTGGCCGGCGGCCTGCAGCTGTCCAGCACCGCCCGCGGGAACGTCGCCTACGCCCTCGACCTGGTGCAGGCGTCCAACGGGCAGCTGCTGAACCTGGAGGGCTACTGCTCGGACTCCTCCGGCAGCAGCTACACCTACAACAACGTCAGCGCCGACTACTCCGGTGACCTGACCCGCTTCTACGCGATGTGGGCGTCCATCACCGAGGTCAACGGGATCTCCTCCGCGATCGGCTCCGTCCCCACGGTCACCCCGTGGGAGCTGACGAGCGAGGTCACGTCGGCGCTGCTCAACGGCCCGGCGATCGGGCAGCCGCTGAACCTGCTGGCCTACCCGCCCGCCCTGCGCGCCGGGCAGGGCCTGACGACCTCCGTCGCGTCCGGCAGCGTCGTCACCGTCCCGATCGCCGCGAGCCAGACCGACACCTACAGCGGGTTCAGCACCAGCGCCCACACCTACACGGTGCCCCTTTCCGGGGTGTGGCTCGTGCACGGCATGGCGTACTTCGGCACCGCGTCCACGGGCAACGTGCAGGCCGGCATCGGCGTCAACGGCACCGCGACCACCATCTGGGGGCCCGCCTACCAGACGGCGGGGTCCGGCAGCACCGCCCCGCAGGTCACCCGCCTCCTCGACCTAGCCGCCGGGGACGTCGTCCACCTGGCCGTCACCGCCTCCGCCGCCGACGCGCTCGCCAGCACGTACCCCTCCCGGCTGGTCATGCTGTGGATGTCAGCGCTCGCCCCGTCGAACGGGGCCTGGTCGGGGACCCCGCCCGACACCGGGTTCCGCTGGCAGGCCGGGACCCCCGGCCCGGCGCTCACCGCCCAGTTCCAGGAGCACCTCACCGGCGACCTGTCGTTCCTCCTGCAGCGCCCTTACCTGCTCAACCGCCAGGTCGCCGCGCAGACCGGGCTGACCCAGAACGCGTTCCACACCATCACCATGAGCGGCACCCCCGCGGGCCTCGTCCACGGCTCCGCCGGCGACCCCTACGGCGGGTGGCAGACCGGGTCCGGCGGCTACTGGGAGGCCCCGTGCGACGGCTGGTACCTCGTCGTCGCCGGGTACGCGCAGGACATCGCAGCCAGCACCCCCGCGTCCTGCGTCGCCGGGATCCTCCAGACCCCCGCCGGGTCGAACTCCCCCGACTGGTACCAGCAGGTCAGCACCACCTCCGGGACGCTCCTGCCCGGCGCCGAGGCGATCGGCGCCTACTACCTCCGCCAGGGCGACACGATCCAGCCCCAGTACCAGCAGCAGGACGGCGGCGCCTTCGCCACCACCGTCTCGGCCGGGCACCAGTCGTCATTCGGCGCTGTCTGGCTGTCGTCCTGACCCTTCCCCCGTCATGGAGCCGCGATTGAGAATTCTCTGGAGCTCGAACAGCCCGTGGTGCGGATCAGGCTACGGCGCGCAGACCGCCCTGTTCACCCAGCGCCTGCGCGATCTCGGCCACGAAGTCTACGTGGCGGCCAACTACGGCCTCTCCGGCGCGGGGTCGGTCTGGAACGGCATCCCGGTGCTTCCCGCCGCGTTCGACGGCACCGGCTGCGATGTCCTGCCCGCGCACGTCCAGTCGGTCAAGCCCGACATGGTGATCATCCTCGCCGACGCGTGGCCGCTGAACCCCGCCACCCTGAAGGCCCTCCCGTGCCCCGTCGCGGTGTGGATGCCGGTGGACTCTGACGTTCTCGGCGCGGCCGACGAGCGGATGCTCCGCGCGTCGGAAGTGACCCCGATCGCCATGTCGAGGCACGGGGAGAAGGCCCTGAAGACCGCCGGATTCTCGCCGATTTACATTCCCCACGGCGTCGATGCGCAGGTCTTCAAGCCCCCCGCCGACAGGGGCGCCCTGCGCGAGAAGTGGGGCGTGGCCGGCAAGTTCGTGATCGGCATCAACGGGGCGAACAAGGACGGCCTGCGCAAGGCGTACGCCGAGCAGTTCCTCGCCTTCGGCCGCTTCCGGAAGGCGCACCCCGAGGCGCTGCTCCTCGTTCACTCCTTCGCCCGCCAGCCGGGCTCCGTCGACCTCACGGTACTGGCACGCAGGACCGGGATCGACGGCGCGGTGCTGTTCACCGATGAGTACAAGTACGCGGTCGGCCTGATCTCGCCCGCCGAGCTGGCGGAATGGTACGGGGTGCTGGACGTCTACTCCGGGCCCTCCTACGCGGAGGGGTTCGGGGTGCCGCTCATCGAGGCGCCCGCCTGCGGAACCCCGGTCGTCACGACGGGCGCCAGCGCGATGACGGAGCTGAAGGGCCCCGGGTGGGCGGTGACCGGGGAGCCGTTCTATAACGCCGTCCACGAGGCATGGTGGCTCAAACCGGGCGTGAAGGCGATCGAGCGGGCGTATGAGAAGGCCTTCAAGCTGGCCGCGTCCAGGCGGCCGGCGGCGCGCGAGTTCGCGCTGCAATACGATGCCGACGTGGTTCTCCTCGACTACTTCAAGCCCGCGCTGGACGCGATCATGGAGCGGGCGAAGGCGGCCTGAGGTGGGCTCCACCGCCTACACCCGGGCCGCCTACCTGACCTTCGCCCCCGGGGAGTGCGTCCTCGAGGCGGGCTCCGAGCGGGGCGAGGGCTCCACCCGGTTCCTCGCCGATCTCGCGCTCGAGCGGGGCGTCCCGTTCTTCGCGATCGACCCCGACCCCGAGGTGATCGCGGTGATCGAAGCGGAGATCCCCGGCGCGACCGCGGTCCACGCCCGCGCGGAGGACGCGCTGCGGGACTGGGACGGCCCTGCTCCCCGGTTCGCCTGGCTTGACGGCTATGACTGGCCGTACTCGTGGGCGCCCTCGTCGCAGTGGCTCCCCGGCCAGCAGCTCCGGTATGGCGCGCGGGGCGAGGTGATCACGGAAGAGGCGTCGGCGGCCTCGCACCTGGCGATCGCCGAGCTGCTCCACCCGCTGATGCCGCCGGGAGCGGTCATCGGGATCGACGACACCTGGCTCCGGGGCCACGGCGGCTGGCAGGGCAAGGGCTCGGCCGCCGTCCCGTGGCTCACCCGTCACGGCTGGCGTCTCATCGAGCACACCATGGGAATGGAGCCGGGCGACGGCTTCGCCACGCTGAGGAAGGACGCGGGTTGACGATCCCGGCCGGGGAGAAGCAGGCGATCAGCAACCAGGACGGGCGGGACTGGCTCTGGGCCAGCATCCTGATCAAGCGGGACGGGGACGCGACGATCGTCGCCGACAACGTGAGCGGCGCGACCGCCTCCGGCCCGGACCTGCCGTCGGCGCTCGCGTCCCTCGCCGTCGGCATGGAGGCCCGTTACCGGGAGCTCGAGGCGGCGTCGCCCCTGCGGTGGCCGCATGACCGCCGGGCACTCGCCCGCCTGCGCGGCTACTTCGGGAGCGCCCGGTGATCTCGGTCCTGATCCCGTCGCGCGGCCGGCCGTTCGGCCTGGAGCAGTCCTTCCGCAGCCTCGTCGACCTGGCCGCGCAACCGGGGCGCGTCGAGATCCTGGTCGCCGTCGACCCGGACGACCCGGACACCCGGCAGATGGCCGACAGCCTCGGCGAGGTCGAGTGCGGCATCTCCGGGCGCGATCCGATCGGGCTGTGGATGGCCCCGGAGCGGTTCGGGTACGCCGGGCTCGAGCGGTACTACAACCACCTCGCGGGCATGGCGTCCGGCGAGTGGCTGCTCATCTTCAACGACGACTGCCGGATGCTCACCCCCGGGTGGGATGAGATCATCCACGCGCAGCAGCCCGCCGCGCTGTGGCTGGCCGCGAACCACGCCCCTGGCGGCAATTTCTTCCCCGCCTTCCCGCGGTCCTGGGCCGACGCCTGGGGGCATGTCGCGCTGGTGGCCAACATCGACGTCTGGATACAGGAGGTCGCGACCCGGGCCGGGCTGCACCGCAAGATCCCCGTTGAGGTCTTCCATGACCGGTTCGACGTCACCGGCAACGCCGCCAACGATGACGCCACCTACCGGGAAGGACGGGCCGTCATGGGGCTCTACTCCAACCACCCGGACTACGACTCCCCGGCTAACCGGGAAGCAAGGATCAGGGACGCGATCACGATCCGGCGGCTGGCGGAGGGTCGCCCGTAAGCCCCAGCGCCTG